ATCATAGAAACCAAAAGCTTTAATTGGCAAAATTCTAACGGTGATCAATTCCCAACAAAGAAATCAATGTTGGAGAGTGGATATAAACCTAATGAATGTTTCAGAGGTGAACGTAAAACAAAATCAATACCATTCAATCCTGCATCTCGTGATCAGATTGCTCAGAGATTAATGGACAAAGGTTGGAAGCCTGCTGCTTATGACGGCAAGCGTCCTAAGATTGATGAAGGTGTCCTCAAAGAAATAGGTACTCCTGAAGCTGACAAGCTACTAGAGTATTTACTCCTGACAAAAAGACTTGGACAACTTGCTGAAGGTGCTAACGCTTGGTTAAAGCTTGTTAAGAATGGTGTCATTCACGGACAAGTAAACACCAACGGAGCAGTATCAGGAAGATGTACACATAACCGTCCTAACCTAGCTCAAGTTCCTTCCGTTAGAAGTATCCTAGGAAACGAATGTAGAGAGCTTTTCACTGCACCAAAAGGTAGTGTGCTTGTTGGTTGTGATGCTAGTGGATTAGAACTGAGATGCTTAGCTTCTTATCTAGCTCACTACGACAACGGAGAGTACGCTAAGATTGTTCTAGAAGGTGATGTTCATACTGCTAATCAACAAGCAGCAGGACTAGAGACTAGAGATCAAGCTAAGACTTTTGGATACGCTCTAATCTATGGAGCAGGTGATGCAAAGCTTGGAGCTATTGCAGGTGGTTCTATGGCACACGGAAGAAGACTACGTCAAAACTTCTTTGATGCTATACCTGCGTTTAAAAGACTTCTAAGTGACGTAGAAGACACTGTAGATAACAAAGGATATCTAACAGGACTAGATGGTAGAAAGCTACCTTGTAGATCAAAGCACAGTGCTCTCAACGTCTTACTACAGTCAGCAGGAGCCGTCATAATGAAACAGGCTCTTATAGAGTTCGTGGACAGTGCTAAGAAACCTTACAAGCTCCACGGCAACATACACGATGAAGTTCAATTCAGTTGTTCTCCTGAACACGCTGATGAGCTTGGTCAGTGTTTCGTAGATGCTATCAAACAAGCAGGGAAGACTTTGGACTTTCGCTGTGAGTTAGATGGTGAATATAAAGTCGGTAACAATTGGAAGGAGACCCACTAGTGGATGAACACAATCTTAAAGAATATATTATGTACGGTATACACGTTAAAATCCAAGAAAAAGAAAACCAAATACGAGAGCTGTCAAAGCAGTGCGATGATAAGTCTCGTCAAATAACTCAACTGAAACACGATATAACTAAAATCCTTAAATTCAAAACAACACTATGAGCATAGCTTTAATAGATGGCGATATGGTTGCTTTCAGAGCATCCTTTCTCGCTGAAAACGAAATAATGTGGAATGACGAATATTGGACGTTGCACTCTGAACCTAGTAAGATGCAATCAGAAGCTATTCGCCACATCGAGGAATTGATGGACGAGTCTAACTGTGATTCAGTTGAACTCGCCTTCTCTTCTAAATCCAACTTTAGAAAAGAGCTCAATCCTTTATATAAGTCTAATAGAAAGACTAAACGTAAACCTCTAGGTCTCAGTTCTCTTATCAAATGGATGTCCCACGAATGGAGTTCTCATACGATAGATCAACTTGAGGCTGATGATGTTATTGGTATTATGGCTTCAAAACCAAACAATCCTTATGTTGCTGTTAGTGGTGATAAAGACTTCAAGACTATACCTTGTAAGTTCTATGACTTCACTCGCAAACAGTTTCACGAAATCACAAAGGATGAAGCTGACTTTGCACACCTCTGCCAAACTCTAGCAGGAGATCCTACAGACGGATACTCAGGTTTAAAAGGTTTCGGTATGGTCACTGCAACTAAATACCTAGATAAACACGGAGCCACTTGGGATACTGTTGTTGATGCTTTTACATCAAAAGGCAGTACTGAGTCAGAAGCTCTTTTAAATGCACGTATGGCGTACATACTACGTCACGGTGATTACAACGAGAAAACCAAGAAAATAAAATTATGGAACAGTTAGAATTTGAGTTTATGAAAAATCAATCAACACTTCCTGACTCAGGAGAACGTTCAAACTTTGATACAGGAGCAGTAAGAGATGCAATGAGTGGAAAAGGACTTCCATCATTGCTACCTATCGCAGCACTTCGGAGAGCCTCTAAGAGGTTCGAAGAAGGAGCTACGAAGTATGGCAGAGACAATTGGCAAAAAGGAATACCTCTGAGCCGTTATGTTGATGCTATGTACCGTCACCTATGGCAGTTCATTGAGAATGATCAAGCAGAAGATCACGGTGGTGCTGTTATATGGAATGCAATGTGTCTAATACAGACAAAGGAGTGGATTGACCAAGGAAAACTGCCTGAATCCCTTGATGATTTAGGGATAGGAAGGAATAAATATGATAACTAAAAACACTTCAAATTTTCCAAGTATTCCTAAAGAAATAGTAGAGGCTTTAAATAAAGGCTTTCCTATGAAGGATTTTGGCGAAAATATGGAGTACAAATCTCTTATGTTTCATTACGGACAGAGGTCAGTAGTTAACTTTCTGATCTCTAAATATAATGAACAAAACGAAACAATAATAAATAAAGAAGAATAATTATGTGCTCATCTCCTGACATACCTGATCCTCCTATTCCTCCTGCACCTCCACCTCCTCCAACTCAAACAGCTAATAAAGTTGATCGAAGTGACACAGGAGTGAAAAAGAAGAAAAATAAAGGGTTAAGTAATTTAACTATCAAACGTGAAACTGCAAAGAAAGTTGGAACTAACATTGCAAGCAGAGGCACAGGCATGAATATTTACTCATAATGGCTAGAAGAAATATAACAGGCGTTCGTAACAACTCCGACGGAACAACAACTGCAATCACCTACGCTATCGGCAACGATAATACAGGTCAAATAAGTGCAAGTGACACGCTTACAACAAGCAATCAGACGCTTACACTTGATTGGGGTCCTATGGAAGGAACTCTAATGTGCAGTGGTACATTCGGTGGTGGTACTGTTACCTTATCACAAAAAGTAGGTTCGGTTTATGTTGACCTTGCTGACGGTGCTTTAACTGCAGCAGGTGGATTTAAATTCGTAAGTGGATCAGATTCCATAAAAGCTACTCTAAGTGGTGGTGACGGAACAACATCAATCTTCGTTCAGCTTAACGCTCTATAAATGAACAATATCTTAGCTCAAGTAAGTCCACTTGTGTCTACGCAGGTGCAAGCACAAATACCTGTGTCTAAGACTATCTTCGACTCTGCCTTTGCTGTATATGGTCTTGTAGATTATGTTGGTAATGGTGGTAATGTTGCAAGATTTAATAACTCAGGTGCAACTACTGCTGAAAGAGACTTTACTGCAGCAGAGCTAGTAGACGGTTCAACTTACAACACTTGGTTAAACGGTGCGAGCACAGCTGCTACTAAGGTAGTTAAGTTATATGAGCAAAGAGGAGACTCTGACTTAGACATATATAACACAAGTGCAGGAGCTAGTCCAAACTACGAGTCTAGTGAGAACACTATAAGATTCGATCAGAGTGGGTATTTTCAATACTCAAATTTAATTAATACTACAGCAACCACTAAAATAAAAGCTGCTTTTGAAGATAATACTACAGCAAATGATACAACCATTATTATTGGTGCTAGAAAGAAAGATAACACACTTTATGGTTTACCTGCTAGTGGTAGAACACTCTTTGCTCTAAGAGACACTTACACACCGTCTTATGCTTACAACGCTAAACACAAGGCGATGACTATTAAATCCGCTATGTATTCAGACGATATAGCTGTTTCAGTAAGAGATAACGATAACGAGTTTGTCCTAAAAGAACACACTACTTTTGACCATAGTACCCTTAAAACGTACATAGCAGAAATAGCTAGAGTTCCAAATCCAAGCACTAATCTAACAGATATGAATTTGTTTATTAATGGAACACAAGAAGTCGATTTTCAGTCAACTGATATAGGAAATGATATAGACTCAGGGAATATCCTATTAGGCGAGAATAGATTCATAATGAAAGGTGCTATGTTGTTTAATAAGATTTTAACACCTGAGGAAAAGACAGAACTACAAACTAGAATGGCTTTAGATTACTAATGAAGTTTTTAACATATCAAACCAAAGAAGAAGCTAACCAAAGAGCTGATCAAGAAGGACAAGCACAGAACTTACCTTATTGGCAAGACCCTAGCGTGAATGTCATAAGAACCCTGACTGCACCATTTTACACCTTAGATGAAGAATGGGCTTTAGAGGTCACAGATTATACTACTTTAACAGCTGAAGAAGAATCTCAGGTTGTTACCGAATTAAATATGGAATCTAACGAATAATAATATGCACTACAAAACAGCAGAATCTCTCTACACCGAATGTGAAGGTAATCGTTGGAATTACTTGGATCGTGCTAGAGATTGTTCAAAATTGACTATACCCTACATTATGCCTCAAGACGGCTTTGGATCACATAGTCGTTTAGAAACTCCTTTCCAAGGTGTTGGGGCAAGAGGAACTAATAATCTCGCATCAAAACTCTTACTCGCTCTCCTTCCCCCCAACGCCCCTTTTTTCAGACTAAAAGTTGACGAGCAGAAGCTCAAAGAAGAAGGAGCACCTCAAGAAGTGCTCTCAGAGATGGAAACTAGTCTACAGGCTATAGAAGAAAGCATCATGGACGAAGTAGCCAAAGAAGCTTACAGAGTAGGTCTTCACGAGGCTCTTAAACACCTTATAATCACAGGTAATGTACTTTTATATATGCCTGAAGACGGTGGACTACGTGTATTTCACTTAGATCGCTTTATAGTAAAACGTGATCCTATGGGTAATGTTTTATACATCGCCACAAAGGAAGATATTGCTTATGCTGCTTTACCTGATGTCATCAAAGAACAAATAGGTGTACAAAAAGGTAAAGATGAAACTTGTTCTCTTTATACTGCTTGTTGCCTAGAAGGTGATAAGTGGCACGTATTCCAAGATATCAATGGTTCACGTGTACCTGATTCAGAAGGCTATTTTAATTTAGATGAATCTCCTTTTATTCCTCTAAGATTCTCTCGTATTGACGGAGAAGATTACGGACGTGGTTACGTTGAGGAATACTTGGGTGACCTTCAAAGTCTTGAAGCTCTCACCAAAGCTATCGTCGAAGGTAGTGCAGCTGCAGCTAAAGTGTTGTTTATGGTTAATCCTAATGGAACAACAAGACCACGTACTCTAGCAGAAGCTCCTAATGGTGGTATTGTTCAAGGAAGTCAGGCAGATGTCTCTGTACTTCAGTTAAACAAATTTAACGACTTTAGAGTTGCCCAAGAGACTATTAATCAGATCAAAGAACGATTAGCACACTCATTCTTAATCACAAGTGCACAAGTACGTAACGCTGAACGTGTCACTGCAGAAGAAATTAGAATGCTTTCTCAAGAACTTGAGAGTGCTCTAGGAGGTCTCTACAGTTTACTATCATCAGAAATGCAACTTCCTATGATCAAGCGTCTGATGGTTATTTTGAATAAGCAAAAGAAACTTCCAAAGCTTCCTGAAGACCTTGTACAACCTGTTGTTGTTACAGGAATCGAAGCTCTTGGACGTGGAAATGACTTACAGAAACTCGATCTGTTCCTAGCAGGAGCAGCTCAAGTAGTCGGAGCAGAAGCCGTTGGTAGTTTCCTAAATGTAGGAGAGTACTTTAAACGTCGTGCTACTGCTCTTGGTATCAAGACTTCAGGATTAATGAAGTCTCAAGAACAGTTACAGATGGAACAACAGCAAGCACAACAGATGCAAATGCTTCAACAGCTTGGACCATCAGGTATCAATGCAATAAGCAAAAATGCTGATACAGCACAAAAAATATCAGCACAAGAACAACAAACTAGCGAGTAATAAATATGGATAAAGTAGAAATTAATGAACCTACTGCAGGAGAAGGTGGAAACATCACTCTTGAACAG